TGTAATATATCAAGAAAATATGTTGTGTTTAACAAGCATAAATGCTTTATATGAAATTTTAAGAAGCAAAATCGAAGATGATTATTGCGAATTAGAAAGAGACATTGACGGCTTATTAAATATGTGGAATGACTAGTAGGGTTAAATAAAGGAGTTTATTATGCCAGACGAAGAGCTAGAAAAACGCATCAAACTTGAACTTGCACTTATTCATCAGTGCAAAGAATCTATGCAAGACCATTACAGATGTTTATGAGTGAAGTGGATCATGAAAAATATCCAGATGCAAGGCAAAAATACAGGTTTGAGAATACGATGGAGGGTTAATTTATGATCGTTGGATTTTTAAGCGGATTATTTATTGGAGCAGTAGCAGGAGTGGCAGTGATGTCACTCTGTGCCGCAGCGAAAGAGAGGGATGAGTTATGACAAGGGAGCAGAAGATATGGAGATTAAATAAGCATTGCAGCAGGCATAAATGCAATCAAGAAGAATGTAGAATTTATCAAGAATGTAGTGATAGTGCTGGTGAACTTCTTGAAACTTTAGATGATACAGAGATTGATAAATTGTATAACAAGCTGTTTGGACCATCAATTACCGATAAGCTGACAGGAGTAATTAAGGAGTGATACATAAATGGGATATCAAGATTGTCCATGTTTCAAGTGTAATCATGGCGGAGAAAGAGAAAAACGAGTTGAATGCCGAAGAAAGTGTACTGAATTTACTGCATGGAAGTTAAGTATGCAGGCAATAAGACAAAAGAAAAAAGAAGATAAAGACAAATATTATTCGACAACCAAAGGGAAGTTTTACAAAAGAAACATGATGAAGCAAAAAGGTGGAAGAAAGATATGGTAGATTCATGCAAGGCCTGTGCAGAGATAATCTGCATGGGCATTTGTGCCGATCGGGCGCAATACAAGCAAGAGTATCAGGAGATGGCGGATCGGATAAGGCAGCAGATAATAAATCGTAACAGGAGGGGAGAACGTGGACAAGAACGTACTGATCCAATACACAGACATGATTGAAGAAGTAAAAGATATAAGAAAAAGAATCTTGCAAACAGAGAAGCAGATCAGCAGGATTGAGGAAGAAGGAACTGTAAAAGACACAGTGAGCGGTGGTATGGGTGGAATACAGCACTTTGTTGTTGAGGGTATGCCAGTACCAGAACTTAGCAGAAAGAAACTGCTGCTCAATAAACGAAAAGCTATGTTGATTGAAAAAGAGAATGAACTTCTGGAACTCATGAATCAAGCGGAAGAATATATAAATAGCATTGAGAAGAGCGAACTAAGAATGATGTTTAGATTTTATTACATTGATGGCATGACGTGGCTGCAGGTAGCACATAAGATGAATCAGTTACACCCTAAAAGGCGAGTAGCTTATACAGAAGACAGCTGCAGAATGAGAAATACAAGATTTTTTCAAGAAAATTAGAAAATGTTCGGTCACGTTCGCAAAAAATAGGCTAATATATAGGCTAGAGCGATTAGATGAAGCGATACTTCATAAATGTTCCTTTTTCTTGCTAATAAAAATACGTACAAAATACGCATAAAATTATTGACTTATACGCATTTTGTACGTATAATGAACATATAAATTAAAAAAAGGAGAGTTTTTCATTAAGAGAAGAGATTTGATTAAACTCCTTGAAAAAAATGGATGGTATTTAAAACGGAATGGTGGGAACCATGATCTATATACAGATGGTAACAGAATTGAGCCAATTCCAAGACATCCAGAGATTAAGGAGCGATTAGCTAAATCTATTATCAAGAAACTGGGGCTTTAAGCCCCAGACTTGGTGGATTCATGAAAAACAAAAATGAAAAAAGGATCAAACGGCAAGATTTTAGGAGGAACGGAAACATGGCAAAGAAAGTAGCGTATCCGGTTATTTTAAAACCGGATCAAGAAGGGTATTATGTAGAAATCCCTGATTTTGATATCGCTACAGAAGGCGATACAATAGCAGAGGCTATGGAAATGGCCAGAGATGCTATTGGATTGATGGGGATTGATATGGAAGATGAGAAAAAAAGTCTTCCAGAACCAAATTCAAAAGCTCAAAATGTAGAAGCAGGAGACACAGTAACACTTGTAGATGTAGACTTTACAGAGTACAGAAAGAGAGTGGATAATAAAGCAGTTAAGAAAAACTGTACAATTCCATATTGGATGAGTGTAGAAGCCGATAAAGCGGGAATTAATTATTCACGAGTATTACAAGATGCAATTTCTAATATATTAGGAGTTGCGCGTACAACAAAAGGTTAATCAAATCTCAAAATATATTGAATTAAGCACCTTCGGGTGCTTTTTTCGTGCATAAATTTAAGGACCTCTAGCTCAGCAGGTCAGAGCAGTCGGCTCATAACCGATCGGTCCAGGGTTCGAGTCCCTGGAGGTCCATTTAAGAAATAAGAAAGAAGGTGGTAATGTTTGAGTGAAGAAAAAAACTACATACTTGCAGAAGCCGACTATGTAGTGGGAATGAAATATAAAGACATTGCTGCCAAGTATGGAGTCTCGATCAACACTGTAAAGTCATGGAAGAAACGATACGCATGGTCGAGAGATAAAAAGACAGAATGCATCCAAAAGGGGTGCACACAAAATAAAAAGGGTGCACACAAAAAAGAAGCCGTTGCAGAGGATGTAAGTCAGGTCGTGATCAACGATGAACTTACCGATCAGCAGCAGCTTTTTTGTTTGTATCAATCTAGGATGTTTAATTACACGAAAGCTTACATGAAAGCTTATCCAGGATGTACTTATGCATCTGCTGCCGTATTAGGAAGCAGGCTTATGAAGAATCAGTTGATCAGAGAAACTATTGAGCAGTTAAAGCAGAATCATATGAACAGAGAGATGCTTAAGCAGGAAGATATCTTTCAGAAGTACATGGACATTGCATTTGCAGATATGAATGATTTTATGTCATTTGGCCAGGAAGAAATTGAAACTGATTATGGTCCGAGGATGGTCAACAGTGTCCGGCTAAAAGAGTCAGATCAAGTTGACGGGACTCTGATCACAGAAGTGAAGCAGGGCCGTGATGGCGTGAGTGTAAAGCTCGCAGATCGTATGAAGGCAATAGATTGGCTTGCAGATCATATGGATATTGCCACTGCAGAACAGAAAGCTAAGATTGAGCAGATCAGAGCTAAGACAGCGATCATGTCCGGAACATCCGAAGAAGAGACAGAGGACGATGGATTCATCGAAGCCTTAAAAGGTGAGGTGGCAGATGTATGGGAAGAAGAATAAAGAAAGCTGTCTTTAAGTTTCGGCCGTTCTCTAAGAAGCAGAAAAAGATACTTACCTGGTGGCTACCAAATTCGCCAGTGCATGATCAAGATGGAATCATAGCAGATGGAGCTATTCGATCGGGGAAAACAGTTTCTATGTGTTTATCCTTTGCAATGTGGGCAATGGAAACCTTCAATGGCCAGAACTTCGGTATGTGCGGTAAGACGATTGGTTCTTTCCGGAGAAACGTACTCTTTTGGTTAAAGCTTATGCTTAAGAGTCGGGGATACCACGTTGAAGATCACAGAGCCGATAACTTAGTTGTTATCCGAAGAGGTGGGAAAGAGAACTATTTCTATATCTTTGGTGGAAAAGACGAGCGATCGCAGGACTTAATACAGGGTATCACACTTGCAGGAGTCTTTTTTGATGAAGTGGCACTGATGCCTGAATCTTTTGTTAACCAGGCAACAGGACGATGTTCAGTAGATGGATCTAAATACTGGTTCAACTGTAACCCAGATGGGCCGTATCACTGGTTTAAAACTAACTGGATTGATCGTGCAGATGAAAAGAAACTTGTCTATCTACATTTCACAATGGACGACAATCTGAGTCTATCTGAGCGAATTAAAGCAAGATATCGGGCGATGTATACCGGAGTGTTTTACAAGCGCTATATCCTAGGTCTGTGGGCCGTAGCCGAGGGAATTATTTACGATATGTTCAATACAGAAAAGCATGTTGTAAAAGACCAGCAATCAGTAGTAGGCAGTAAATACGTCAGTGTCGATTATGGTACACAGAATGCGACAGTATATCTTCTGTGGGAAAAGAATCACAAGGGACAGTGGGTTGCTACAAAGGAATATTACTATTCTGGCCGAGATGAGACTACGCAGAAGACAGATGGAGAATATGCGGATGACATGGAAGAGTTCCTGGAAGGAATCAATGTTGAATCGATCATTGTCGATCCGGCAGCAGCATCCTTTATCGCAGAGCTTAAGAAAAGAGGATTCAAGGTTAAGAAAGCAAAGAATGATGTACTTGATGGTATTCGATTTGTAGGAAATCTGTTAAATCTAGGTGTATTACTGTTCTCTGAATGTTGTAAAGAAACAATCAAAGAGTTTGGTTCTTATATCTGGGATGATAAGGCATTGGAACGTGGGGAAGATAAACCAGTGAAGCAGCATGATCATTGCATGGATGCAGTGAGATATTTTGCTTACACGATCGTAAGACGTGAACGAAAATGGAGTTGATTAAATGATAAAAGAAATTATTGAGCGAATAAGGCAGGTGATAAGAAAAATGCTTGGAAAAGAAAATATCAGAGATGCGATCGGAGTTGATGTTGCCGTATCGGACAAGATGGCAAGAGAAATTGATCTCTGGTCGAAGATGTATAAAAATCAACCGCCTTGGAAAAGAAAAGAGCTGAAGCTTTGTGGGTTACCTGCAGCTATTGCTGGAGAATTTGCAAGGCTTGTCACACTGGAATTAAAAACAGAGATTACAGGGAATAAGTTTCTCAATGATGAATACCAAACTGTGACTGATAACATACGAACGTATACGGAATATGCCTGTGCAAAAGGTGGACTTGCAATGAAGCCTTATGTTTCTGACGGACACATTGAAGTTGACATGGTCCAAGCTGATCACTTTTTCCCAACGAAATTTAATTCCAGAGGGGAAGTTATTGCAGCGGTCTTTATGGAAACTGTAACGATCGGGAAACAGGTATATACAAGATTGGAATACCATCAGCATGATGAGAACACTACATATCACATTATGAATAAGGCTTTTGTAAGACAGGATCTTGATAATGTTGAGGTATTGGGAAAAGAAGTACCGCTTAGTGCTGTACCAGAGTGGGCAAATCTGGAAGAAGCTGTCACGATCTTAAACGTGAAAAAGCCGTTATTCGCATACTTCAAGATACCAAATGCAAATAATGTCGATGATTCATCTCCGTTGGGAGTATCTGTATATTCCAGAGCAATCGATGATATCAAAGAAGCTGATTATCAATGGACGAGAATCTTATGGGAATATGAAGGGTCTGAATTAGCGATCGATGCAGACATTGGGTTATTTAAACGTAAAGAAAACGGAGAATTTGACCTTCCGAAAGGAAAAGAAAGACTCTTTCGTATGATGGATTTTGACGAAGATCACGACCAGTATAAAGTGTTTGCACCGCCAATCCGTGACGAAAGTCTTATCAATGGATTCAATACAATTCTTCGCAGGATTGAGTTTAACGTAGGTCTCGCCTATGGAACATTAAGTGATCCAAACACAGTCGATAAGACTGCAGAAGAAATTAAGGCAAGTAAACAGCGATCATACAGCACTGTATCTGATATTCAGAAAGCTCTGCAAAAAGCATTAGAGCAGTTAGTTTATGCAATGGATGTGATCGCACAGCTTGCGAACCTGAATGGTGGTAAGAAATACGAAATTAGTTTTGACTGGGATGATTCCATTGTGATCGACAAGGAGCAGGAGCTACAGAGTATGCAGCAGGATGCAACAGCAGGACTGATCCGAAAAGAAATATACATTGCGGCCAAGTATGGCGTATCTGAGGAAGAAGCATTGAAAATGATGCCGGTACAGGATGATCGTTTTACCATCCAGGAAGAGTAGGTGATCACAGATGCTTGATCCGAAGTATTTGGAAAAGTTCTCCGATCAGTTACTTGGCATCATTGACACTCTGACAATAGCGATCATATCTGATATGGCAAAAAGAATCGTAAAGATGGGAAATGTATCAGAGTCAACAAAACATCAGGCTGAAGTTTTACAGAATGCAGGTCTTGTTTATAAAGATACGATCAAGCGAGTAAGTCAGGTATCTGGATATCAAAAGCATGAAGTTCAGAGAATGTATGAAGAAGCAGGTGTTAGGAACTTAAAGAACGAGGCTGTATATTACAAACAGGCAGGCAAAGAAGATATTAAGTTAAATCAGTCCAATGGAATGCAGAGAATCTTGCAAGCAAATATCAGAAAAACATGCCAGGAACTTGATAATCTCACGATGACAACCGCAGTAAGATCACAGTCAGCTTACATACAAGCTTGTAATAGAGCACAGATGAAAGTTAGTTCTGGAGCATTCAGTTATGACAAAGCAATTGCAGATGCGATCAAAGAGGCAGCAGTACAGGGAACAGAAGTCTTATATCCGTCACAGCATGTCGATAAATTAGATGTCGCAGTAAGAAGAGCTGTACTTACCGGAGTAAACCAGACTGCAGCAGAAATGAACTTGCAATACGCAAAAGATCAGAATTGTGATTATGTTGAAACAACTGCACATGAAGGAGCAAGACCGGAACATGCCGTATGGCAAGGGAAGGTCTTTTGTTTATCTGGGACTGATCCGAAGTATGAAAACTTCTATGAAGAAACAGGATATGGAACAGGGCCAGGTTTATGTGGTTGGAATTGCCGCCATAACTTCCATGCATTTTTCCCAGGAATATCGACGCCAGCATATACGCAAGAGATGTTAGATGATTATTCTGCAAAGAATGTTGAATACAATGGAAAGCAATTTACAGAGTATGAAGCGGGTCAGATGCAGAGAGGTCATGAACGACAGATCAGAGAGACAAAGAGGAAACTTGCTGGATATAATTCAGCGATCAGTGAAGCGAAAGATGATTTAAAAAATACTTTACAGAATCGGTTTAATGAAGAATCTGTGAGATTAAAGAAACAGGAAGCAGCATTAAAAGTTTTCTGCAAAGAAACAGGAAGGCGATATGAGTCTGCAAGAGTTCAGATCCATGCGGTGAAGAACAAAGCAGGAGATATCGTTGGATTCAACCGAAGTGTAGCACAGAAGGCTGTATGGCAAGATCGAAAGAATACCTTTAAGAATCAAATGTCTAAACAGTTAGAAAAACTGGCAGAAGAAGAAAAGAAGGCAATCTGGCGATATACTGGTAATGCAGCGAACCGAGTGAACAGTGCAATATATTCTGGAAAACAGCAAAGAATTGATCAGGAAAAAGGATTTATGGATCTGTTGGATTCTGCATTAAGTAAAGGTACTGCAGAACATAAAATGGTAGTTCATCGTGATACGATTCCAGAATATTTAAATGCATTTCCAAAAGGTTTTCAATATTCCGAAGAGGATATAAAAAGAATGAATGGAATGACCTTAACGAATAAAGGTTATACATCTACATCTTTTCATGACATAATGTATCAGGGGAGAAATGTTCATCTTGAAATTGAGATCCCTAAAGGGTATAAAGGCTGTTTATATATAAAAGATGTCGCAACTGAAAAATACAAAAATCAAGAAGAAGTGTTGTTTAAACGAGGATTTCAGTATAAAATAAAAAGTGTAAATAAAGAAAAGGACAGATACTATATCAAAGCGGAGGCTGTTTTATGAGTGGAATAGGATATTATTATGATGAAAATGGTGTGAAACAAGAAATGGAAATAGGTCCGAGTTTTGATGACTTTCCTGGAATGGCAAAAGTGACAAGTCCTATACCAATATGCCATGCATGCAGAAAAGCAGATTTTGATGAAAAAGGTTACGAAACTTTATGTAAAGTGTATGGTAAGATACCAAGCAAACATTTAAAAGCAAAAGATTATAATTGCCCATATTTTGATAACGAAAATAATGGGTGGTATCAGTTGATAAAAGATAAAGTAGAAAAAGCAAAGGGTGAGAACAATGGATAACTTTAAAGCAGTATATAAAATCTTATCAGCATTGGAAAAAGCAATGGATTATCCAGAATTTGATATCAACGATGTTGGATCAGAAGCATTAGGAGTTTCTGAAGAACGTTGGGCACGATATATAGAGATGATGGTTGATGTCGGATATATTAAGGGTGTAAGTATAAAACGTGATATCACAGGAGCAACAAGGATTAATGCAAGCGATGTCAGAATTACGTTAAAGGGTCTTGAGTATCTGCAGGAAAATTCAATGATGAAGAAAGTATATAATGCCGTAAAAGGAATCAAGGATATAACACCAGGTTTATAAATATGTACCATCTGATCGACGTCAGGTGGTATTTTTATACGAAATTTTAAGAAAGGAGCAGCGAAACATGAAGTCAACAGAATAGAAAGGACGGTAATCCAAATATCTCCCGGCAGCAGGGTTAAGCTGCAGAAGACACGCAGAGAGATCTGGGTGTTATTTTTATGCAAAGAAATAACATTGGTCAGCTGATCAGACCTTAAACAGTCGGTTCGTGGCGGTTGGTTACACGCCTAAAACAACCTAATACGAAAGGAGCATAGTAACATGAAAACAGATTTTTTAAAAGGTTTAAATCTTTCCCAGGAAGTGATTGATAAGATCATGGCTGAAAACGGAAAGGATATCGCAGCAGAACAGAAGAAAGCAGAGAAGATCACTCAGGAGCGAGACGGCTATAAGCTGAAAGCAGAAAGTCTTGAAACTCAGGTAAACGATGCAAATGCAGAGATTCAGAAGTTTAAAGATATGGATATTGACGGCATCAAGCAGGCAGCAGATGACTGGAAAACGAAAGCTGAGAAAGCAAAGAGTGATGCAGATGCACAGATCTCAGAAATGAAATTTGATTATGCGTTATCTGTAGCATTGACAGGAGCGAAAGCTAGAAACAGCAAAGCGGTCAAAGCGTTACTTGATATGGACGGACTGAAACTAAACGATGGAAAGATCATTGGTTTAGACGAACAGCTGTCACAGATCAAGGAAGAAAACAGCTTCTTGTTCGAGAGCGATGAACCAGCACCAACGATCGTTAAAGGAACAAATGGTGGTTCCGGCGGCATTGGTGGAAAGAAACCAAGTGAAATGACATATTCGGAACTCTGTGACTATATGGAACAGAATCCCGGAGCAGAGATTTAAATAAAGGAGTAAGAAATGGCAGGAGCAAAATTTGATTCTAAATCATTTAATCCTCAGGCATTTGGTGCTTATACAGAGAGGATTCCAAATTTAAAAAGAAACGAACTGATCAAATCAAGAGCCTTAAAAGGTAATCAGGATATTAAAAATACGTTCAGTTCTCAGACAGGAACATCATATGCAACTTTACCAATGCATGGTTTAATTGGTGGAACTGCACAGAATTATGATGGCGAGACCGATCTTACATCGGACAGCACAGATACATTCGAAAGAGGTGTTGTTGTAGTTGGACGTATGAAAGGATGGACAGAACGAGACTTTTCCGAAGACATTACAGGCGGTGTAAGCTTTATGGATAATGTTGCAGCACAGGTGAATGACTATAAAGCCGATCTTGACCAGTTGACCATTGTAAAAGAACTGGAAGGTATCTTTGCAATGACAGGAAAAGAAAACAAGACTTTCGTGGATAATCATACTTCTGATATTACAGAAGTTACTGCAACAGATAAGGATGGGAATGTTAAAAATGTTGTACAGGCAGATACTTTAAATACAGCTTTACAGAGAGCATCAGGGGATAATAAATCCAAATTCACAATTGCGATCATGCACAGTGCAGTTGCAACAAATCTTGAAAATTTGAAGCTGTTAAAATATATGACTCAGACTGATTCAAATGGTATTGAACGACAGTTAACACTTGCAACATGGAATGGCCGTTTAGTTCTGATCGATGACTCTATGCCAACGGAAGAAGTTGCTGCAGTAGAAGAAAGCGGAACAAAAGGAGAGTCTGGTTATGTTGCGGCACAGGAAGCTTATACGAAATATACAACCTTCGCATTAGGAGATGGAGCATTTGATTACGAAGACATTGGCGCAAAGGTCCCATATGAAATGTATCGTAATCCAATGAAAAATGGTGGGGAGGATACATTGTTTATGAGACAGAGAAAAGTATTTGCCCCATATGGAATTTCTTATACAAAGAAAAAACAGGATACAAATTCGCCAACAGATGCAGAACTTGCAGATGGATCTAACTGGGAACTTGTCAACAACGGAAAAACTGGTCAAGATAAGAAAGTAATCGATCATAAAGCAATTCCAATTGCAAGAATCATTTCCAGAGGATAGGCGGTGATCCGGTATGGTGGAATATGCAAACAGGGATTTCTACGAAAATAAATTTTATGGCGAGATCATACCGGAGAAAGCTTTCCCTGGAATGATCTTAAAGGCAAGCATTTTTGTGAAATTCCTTACATTTGCCAGAGTTGATGACATGACAGAGATTCCAGAGGAAGTGAGTCTGGCCACATGCGCAGTGGCAGATGTAATGTATCAGGACAGAATGAGAAAAGATGATGCAGGAAGGGAGATTGCAAGTGAGAACAACGATGGATACAGTGTAAGTTTTGTGACGAGTCAAAGCAAAACAATAGGCACTGTGGAGCATCGTTGTCAAAAAGCAGCATATCCTTATCTTGCGCATACAGGACTCTTGTACAGGGGGGTGCGGGCCTTATGATTACAAATGCAGATCTGACGATCTATAACAAACGTGGTGTAAATAAAAAGACAGCACGGACTATTTACTTAAAAACTCAGATTAGAGGTGTTAATTTTTACACCAAACAGGTAACAAACGTTTTTGATCAGGGACTTAAATCTGCTGATCTGTATCAGATTCGCATCCCATTATCAGCTGATACACAAGGAAAACAATACATTGATGCAGATCTGTATAAGAAATTATCCGATGAAGAAGCAGTTCATTATTGGACGATCAACAATGGAGATCTATTTGGAAAAGGGTTGTTAGAAGATTTTGAGAAAGAATCGGAATTTTTAAAGCAGCAGTACACAGGAAAGGTATTATCATTTTCAGATAATCGAAGAGGTAGCTTGCAGCATTGGAAGATCGGAGGTACTTAAGATGGCAACCATAGTGAAGATAGAGTTTTCACCAAGCCAGATTTTAACCACACGAGGATTACAGACGAATGGATCAGCACAGAGATTCTTTACAGGAGAACTACGAAGAAAAATGGATCCATATGTTCCGTTTTTAAATGGTCCGTTAAAAAATACAGCAATTGAGAACGAAGATTCCGTTCAGTACATAACACCTTATGCTCAAAGACAGTATCACGAAAACAAAGGAAAAGGATTGCGTGGAAAAGAATGGGATAAGCGGTGTTGGGCAGATAACGGAGATCAGATCGTTCAGTCTGTTGCAGATTATGTAGGAGGAAAGGCTGAATGAGCGTGATCGCAAGTGTAAGAGCCTTTATTCAGGATTATCCAGGACTGTCCACATTTGATGATCTGGTGGGTGTGGAACATCTTCCAGAAGATACAAAAAGTTATGCGATCGAGGCATCTGTTACATCTCAGCCAATCAAAAAAAGATATATCAACGGCGATACAGAACGTCGCTTTAATTTTGTTCTGGCGAGCCGTGAATACTTCGGGGCAGACGTTGCAGAGAATATTGACGTAGCGGAGTTTTACGAAGATTTCTCAGACTGGTTGGAACGATGTACGATCAATAACGAACTTCCGGAAATGGATAAAGGAAAAAGAGCAATTAAAATACAGGCACTGACAAATGGCTACGTGTTTAACGCAGATGCAACAAAAGCGCAATACCAGATTCAGTGTCAGTTAATTTATTATCAGAAATTAGGAGGAATATAAAATGGCAGAAACAGCAAGTAAAACAGTAAAACAGCGTTATCAGGAAGCTTCTTACTTAAAAGTAGGAGAAAACTTCGAACTTATGGGAACTGGTTTTACAGAGTTAAATGAAGATCCAGGAGCACAGACAACAAGTAAAAAATATATCAATGATAAATCATCCACATCAAGCATTACAAGCTATGAAGGTGAGCACGGATTTACAGCCGATCAGATTCCAAGTGAAAAGGTCATTAAAGATCTAGTCAGCATTGGTAAAGAGAGAAAAACAGGAGCGGATGCAGAACGTGAATTTGTTCGCGTTGATCTGGATGAAAAAGTAGAGGGAGATACTACTGGGACAGTATTCAAAGCACGTATGTTTACCGTAGCTGCTGAAATTTCAAGTTTCTCTGATAATGACGGAGAATTACAGGTTGAGGGAACACTTCACGACAAAGGAGATCCTGTTATGGGTAAATTTGATACAAAGACAAAGACATTTACACCGGATTCAGCAACGAAGTAAACGAAAGCGAAGCTTGAAATTAGAATTAAGGAGTAAGATATATGTTTATTTGGAATGGAAAGAAGCTCGCATTTAATTTCCTGGATGCGGACATGATGAAAAAATTTAGTGATGCAGGAAAGGAAATGTGGAAGAAACTTGGTGAGTACGAGGAGAAGAATGCAGAAGATGGAAAAATTAAGGCAGAGGGCGTGGCGTATGAGTCAGAAATCATTAGTGAGTTTTTTGACGAGGTATTTGGAAATGGCACCGCTGATGAAATCTTTACATCAAAACATGATCTGACAGAAAGAACGAAAGCAATTAAGAAGCTTTATTCTATCAGAGATTCACAGTTAGCTGGTCATACAAAGAGAGTCAACGATCTGCACAAGATGATTGGAGCTGAATGATCAGAAGAGAACTCCCGGTGTCAGTAGATATCGGGAGTGAAACATATAAGATCGATGCTGATTTCCGAACGATCATGAATGTTGAAGGGATTATTTTTGGAAAAGAAGTTACCGATGGCCAAAAGATGTTTGCAGAAGAAATGATGAAAGAGATCGATATTGAAGAAAAAGATGCGATCGCAAATGCAAAATATTATGATGCACTAAAACTTTTTTACGAAGATAATATTCCTGATGATCTGGAAGAAGCAATGGAAAAGATGCTGTGGTTTTATTCCTGTGGTAAGGAAGACGAACAAACAAAGGCGAAAACAAAGAAAAAAGTGATCAGCTTTGAATATGATTTTGATTATATCAATGCAGGGTTTATGCAGGATTATAAGATTGATCTGTTCGAGGTTGATTTTTTGCATTGGTGGAAGTTTATGTCATTATTCAGTGCCTTGCATGATGATTGTAAAATCTGTGAGATCATCGGATATCGTGGAGCAGAGTTAAAGAATTTTGACAAAGAACAGAGAAAAAGGATACGAGAAATGCAAAAGATCTATGCACTTCCGGATGATATAAGTAAAGAAGAGAAGAAGAGACAGGATGAGATAACACAGATACTGCTAAATGGCGGTGATCTGTCAGGAATATTGTGATAAGAGAAGCGAACAGGCGAGAGCTTGGATCTGCAGGTTGAGCACCCAGGACGTCAAATAGCTTAGAAACTTTAGATTTTTAGGTATATAGGTATTTGACGAGGTGAAGACATGGCAGATGGTACAGTTACAATAGAAACAAAACTGGATAATTCCGGTGCAGAAAAAGGATTAAATGATCTTAAGAAAGAGGTTGAATCTTCTTCTAAGAGTACAGCACAGGAGATAGATAAAGCTTCTGATCAGGCGCAAAAGAGTGTAGAAGAAGTTGCTAAGTCAGCAGAGAAAACTGGAAAACAAGTAGAAAAGAGCGCAAAGGATTCAGCATCGAAAGCAGGACAGGCAGCAAAGCAAGGAGCTGATACTGCAGCAAAAGGAACAGAATCCGCATCTACGAAGATGCAGCAGTCTCATAAAAAGGTAAAGGATACTGCAAAAGAAAGTGCAGATGGCGCAAAAAAGTCTTGGGAAGAATCTAATCAAAGTACAGTAGCAAGTACAGAGAGCGCAACGTCAAAGATGGTCGGATTGATGAAAAAATCTGCAGCAGTAATTGGAGTTGCATCTGTGGCGGCCGCAAAAAAGACGATCGATGTAGGTAAGTCCTTTGAAGCAGGAATGAGTGAGGTCCAGGCAATCTCCGGAGCATCTGGAAAAGATCTGGAAAAGCTATCTGCAAAAGCAAAGCAAATGGGAGCTACAACGAAGTTCTCTGCTACAGAGTCAGCCACAGCGCTTAAATATATGGCTATGGCCGGATGGAAAACAAATCAGATGGTTTCTGGATTGTCTGGTGTTATGAACTTAGCTGCAGCTTCCGGAGAAGACCTTGGAACAGTATCCGACATTGTAACAGATTCAATGACCGCTTTCGGATTGAAAGCAAAGGATTCTGGACATTTTGCAGACGTACTAGCGAAAGCATCGAGTAGTTCTAACACCAATGTTGCGATGATGGGAGAAACCTTTAAGTATGTTGCACCATTGGCCGGATCCATGAAATATAGTATCGAAGATACAGCTACAGCAATTGGACTGATGGCAAATGCCGGAATCAAGGGATCACAGGCAGGTACAGAGTTAAGATCTATCCTGACACGACTTGTAAAACCGCCAAAAGATGCAGCAGCAGCATTGAGTGCTTTGGGTATCAGCACAACAAAAGCTGATGGATCCATGAAGCCAATGAGACAGACGATGGCGGAATTAAGAGAAAAGTTCTCTGGATTAACAGACAGCCAGAAATCCCAGTATGCTGCAGCTATTGCAGGACAGGAAGCAATGTCTGGTCTGTTGGCAATCGTTAATGCATCTGATTCCGATTTCAATAAACTGCAAAAGGCAATTGATAATTCTTCTGGCGCAGCCAAGAAACAGGCAGATATCATGAACAATAATCTGCAAGGAGCATTGTATGATCTTGGGTCGGCAGCAGAAGCGGTGGGAATTGGTATCTATGAAGATATTAAGACACCTTTAACAAAAGCCGTTGGTGTTGGGACAAAGCAATTAAGAATCCTATCTAGCAAATTGAAAAAGGGTGGAATTAAAAAAATTGTTCCTGAAGAAGCTATAAATACCGTTGAAAATCTTGGAACAGTAGCAAAAGCAGTTGGTGGCGGTGGATTAAAGGTATTAGGAGCAGCTGCGAAACTTGTTGGCAATAACATGGAAGTAGCTTTACCTGTTGCTACTAGCTTACTTACAGTTTTTAAAGGATACAAAGCAGTAACAACAGTAGTAACTGCGTTTAGAACCGTATCTGCAGCTACAGAAGGTGCAAGTACAGGTGTTCAGATATTAGGAACAGCAATCCAGTTATTTACCGGAAAGACAATCTCAGCTACAACTGCAACAGCAGCCTTCAAAACAGTTTGCACAGCTTTAGGTGGCCCGGTTGGAATTGGAGTTGTTGCGGTTGGAGCATTAGCAGCAGGAGTCGCAGCATATGCTTTGACACAGAAAAAAGCGGTTACAGAAGCAGATCGATACTATTCTTCTTGTACAAAACTCAAAAAGAAACAAGAAGAGATGGCAGCATCGATCAAGAGCTTACATAAAGAAAATCAGAAAAATGTAGATTCTACACGTGCAAATGGTGTTCATGCAGATCAGCTGTATCAGAGATTGACAAAACTGATGAATGTTGAGCATAAGAGCGCCGGGACAAAAGCACAGATTGTAAGTGTAGTTAAACAATTAAATGAATTATTACCAGGGCTGAATCTTGAGTATGACAAAGAAGCAGATAAGCTAAATAAGTCTACTTCTGCGATCAAAAAAAATATAGCAGCATTGAAAGAACAAGCAATGGCCAAGGCTTACCAGAAAGGGATGGAAAGCGCAGCATCCAAAGTGGCCAAGGCTGACATTGAGAATGAAAAAGCCATCAAGAAAAAGACAGAAGCAACAAACAAATATAATGCCGCTGTTGAAAAAATGAATCAGGTTACCGCAAAGGTAAATCAGGGAAAGATAACAACAAGCAGTGATGAATATAAGAAAGCTTCTAATGATCTGACAAAATACTATGATGCAATGATGACAGCCAATAAGGCAGTTGAGCAAAGTGGTAAAAATTTAAATGCAGCACAAAAAGAATTGACTACATATACAGACAAATATACAGCTCAGACAAATTATACAGAGTATCTGAAATCCTTAGATGATCTGGCCAAACAAGCAAAGATTAAAGCAAGTGATATTCCGAAGTCTGTTGGAGAGGGAATTAAACAGGGTGTTTATGCAAATCCAACTTCCGGAAAAGAATTAAAGAGCTTGATCAAATTAGACAATCTGGTTAATTCAGACCAGTTGGCCAAGATGCAAGAACAGGGAATGAAAATTCCACAGTATCTGTCAAAAGGAATTTCTGATGGATCCATATCATTTAAGAGTGCTGCAAAACAGATGCAGAATGCAATCAATTGGACTGATCTGATTCAAAAAGCAAAGGATGCAGGTGTTAAAGTTCCTGATAGTGTAGCACAGGGAATTAGTTCTGGACAATATGCGGTTCCTACGTCTGTGCAGGCAGTAAAAAATCTTGTTACATTCGAGGATCTGAAAACTAAAGCACAGCAAGGCGGTGTACAAGTACCGGACTATTTAGCAAATGCAATCACATCTGGTAGTGGAAAGCCAAAGGAAGCAGCGGCCGCATTGAGTCGTGTGATTTCTTTCCAGGAAGCAATAACAAAAGCAGGAATTGATGGATCTAAGATTCCAACAGAACTTGCAACGAAAGTTGCACAAGGAAAGACGCCAGTTCAAGATGCAATCAAAGAACTAACAAAGATAGACTTATCTGGAGATCAGAATGCATTTGGTCTTACAAAAGCTATTGATAGTACAGCACAAAAGACAAAAAGCCAGGCAACAAAGATAAAAAATAGTTTAAAAATCGGCAAGGTAGATAATTCAGCTGCAGCAAGCTCGTTTGATGCTATTGCAACCAAAACAGGAAAAGCAGCTACTACAGTTAAGAAAAATAGCACAGCAATCAAAAAAGCAAGTAAGATTACTGCTACAAATAATTCAAGTGCTGGAGTTCAATCGTTTAATAGTTATTTATCTTCTTTTTCAAAAGGATCCGGAAAAGCAAAAACAATCGCAGATAAAATCAGTAAAACAACCGCAACAGGGCTTGCTTCTGGTTTAGGAAAAGCAAAATCCGCCGGCGAAAAGATGACATCGGAATTTTCTAAAGGAATCACAGCAAAATCTGGAACTGCAAAATCTGCCGGAGCAAAAGTAGCTAAAGCAGGTTCTTCCGGAGCAAGTGCACAGAAATCTTCTTTTGTATCTGTTGGTGGTAATTTATCTCTTGGATTAGCATCTGGTATCAGATCAAACTCTGATGCTGTATCAGCAGCCGCAAGAGAAACAGTAAGAGCAGCAGTTGCAGCCGCAAAAGCAGAAGGTAAGATTCATTCACCATCCCGTGTCATGGATAGTGACGTAGGAAAATGGATGCCGTTAGGAATGGCAGCAGGTATCCGAAAGCATACGAAAGATGTGGAAGATGCTTCTGGAGAGATGGCTAACGCATCGGTAGAAGCTACAGCAACAGCCTTAGGAATCCATTCTCCATCTCGTGTATATAAAGATGCGATTGGTAAGAATATTCCAAAAGGTGTAGCAAAGGGTGTCAGAGAAGGACAGACAGAACTCAATGCAGAAATGAAGCTATCTGTAAATGAAGCGTTATCTGCAGCTAAGAGTGCTTCCAAGAAAGGGAATTATTCCGATATTGGAAACAACCTTGTTTCTGGAATATCCGAAGCACTCAACACAGCAAAGTCAAGATCATCAGAAACTGTACAAGAAATCATTGATCAGCAGACAAGTAAAGTTTCTTCGAAGCACGATACAGCAGAGAAAAATCTCCAAGATAAGATCAGTAAGACAAAAAATAAAAAGGAAAAAGCAAAATTAAAAAAACAGCTGAAAAAGTTAAAGAAGCAGAATGCTGCAGAAGAAAAGCAATTAAAAATTGCGGGAGAAAAAACGGCAGCAGCATACAATAATGCATTTGAGAAAGAAGCTGATCGATTAAATAAGATTGCACAGGAAAAGTTACAGGATCTGTCAGATGAATACCAGGAAGCGTATAACAACATCAAGAGCAAGATGGACAGTTTAACTGATAAACAGCAATCTTGGGGAAATATCTATAACCTTGATCAGAATATCATGGATATTGAAAAGTATCAGAAGAACTTGAAGTTGCTAGAAAACAAGATTCCTGAGTCTATGATGGAAAAGATTCTTGGAATGGATATTGATGCAGGAAATGCTTATATGGCATGGTTTCAGCATATGTCAGAAGCTGAACAGCAGGCTTACATTAATAAGTGGAATCAGCAACAGAGCATGTCCAAAACATTTTCTGAAAACTTCTTTGGAGATGATCTTGCAAAACTTCAAGCAAATTATGAATCTGAAATGAAAACAGTCACAGATGATCTGCAGAAAGAGATGAAACAGGCAGGAGTTAATATTGCAAAGGGATTAACTGCAGGTATGGAAAGCGAAACCAGAAACCTCAGCAAATCCATGAAGAAAATCTGCCAGAATATTATTAAGACAGCCAAAAAGACACTTAAGATTCATTCTCCATCTCGAGAATTTGCAAAGATTGGTTCCCGTGATATTCAGGGAGCAATCAAAGGACATGAAAAAGAAGCTCCAAATCTGTATAAACAAATGGGAACGATTTCTCAGAACATGGCACAGAAATTTGCGAAAGCGAAGTTGAACGTTCAAGATATTCAGTCAAGGATGCAGGATGCGATTAACCTGCAGATGCAGACGATCACAACAAGGATGCAGCCAGTTGTGCAAACGGATTCAGCTAATGGATCAGAGTCAATAGTTTATACCGGTCCAGAGCGAATAGAAGTGCCACTGATTATAGATGGTCGAGAGGTTACAAGAGTAATCGCCCCTTACATGGATACAGAATTAAGTACAAGAGCAACACGAAAATCAAGAGGAGGTGTATAGTATGCCAGGAACATTAGGAGTCACGATCGGAGAAAAACATACCTTAAAGGATTGGAATCTTGGGTGGACTGCGATCACTCTTGGTTTTCCGGAACCAAAAACATATGAACTGGATATTCAAGGAGCAGATGGAACACTAGATATCACTGAAGCGGTTACTGGCGGAGATGTGAAGTACAAGAATCGTAGTCTTTCCTTAGAATTTGAAACTCCAGACGAAGACTTTTTTGAATGGGGATCTATTGTATCGGACATTGCAAATTACCTGGTTGGTAAGAAAATGAAGATCTTACTCGATACTGATCCATCTTTTTATTACATTGGCCGACTTACGATTGATGTCGAAAAGACAGATCGTATAAATGGAAAGCTTGTAATGTCCGGAGAAGTTGATCCATATAAGTATGAAGTTGCTTCGTCTCTGGAAGATTGGTTATGGGATGATTTTAATTTTGAAACTGATATTATCCGTGAATATGGAGGCATCAAAGTTTCTGGAAAATACGAGCTAAATATTTATGGAAGAAGAAAGAGAGTGATTCCTGTGATCGAATGTGATACACCGATGCAGGTTACATATAACGGGGCCACTTATGATCTTCCAAAGGGCAAAAGTAAAGTGTTCGATATCTGGTTATCAGAAGGGGATAACCTTTTAACGTTTACAGGAAATGGGACAGTATCTGTCGATTATCGAGGAGGTAGTTTATAAATGTATAAGATACTATGTGACGGGAAAACACTGCACGATGTCCGCGATCCGCATTATATGGTGCTTAGCCCTAAGATATCATTAGAGCTAAATAAAACAGGAAATCTTGATTTTGGGATGTTACAAACGCATCCTCACGTTAACGATATCAATAAGTTAAAATCTCGAATCGATGTTTATGAAGATGATGAGCTGTTATTTTCCGGAAGAAGTTTAACGGATGAAAAAGATTTTCAAAACACAGGGCAGATTTCCTGTGAAGGGGAGCTTGCTTTTTTGTTAGATTCAGTACAACGTGCGCATAATTACGGAACCGAAACAACAGAAGCTGGGACAGCCGATACCAATATAGAGGTTTTTAAAAGACTGATTCAAGAGCATAATTCGCAGGTAGAAGAAGAAAAACGATTTGAAATCGGCGTGATCAATATTGAAAGTGTTACGATCTCAAGTTTATCGACAAATTATGAGAAGACCTGGGATTTTATTAATTCCAATTTCTTAGGGAAATACGAAGGGTATCTTCGTGTTCGGCATGATGGAAACATACGGTATCTTGATTATGTAAAGCAGTATGGAAATGTAAGTAATCAGGTGATTCGTTTCGGAGAAAATCTTCTCGATCTGAAGAAATACTCTAAGGCAGAAGACATTAAAACAGCGATTATCCCAGTTGGAAAAGATAACGTGACAATCACAACAGCAAATGGTCATAACGGAACGGATTATGTATATAGCCAGGATGCCGTAGATCTATATGGATGGATCTATGACAAGGTTGATTTCTCTGAGGTATATGATCCAGACAAACTACTGGAAGAAGCAAATAAATATCTGCAGAAGTGCATCAACTTAGCAATCACGATTGAACTTACAGCTGTTGATCTGCATATGATCGACGTTGATATTAACGCAATCAGACTTGGAGATCTTGTTCCTTGCATATCTACACAGCATGGAATCATGAGTACGTTTGGAAATCCAGACACTTATTATCTTGTAAGTAAATATGAATTGGATTTAGAGAACCCAGCAAACAATAAGATTACACTAGGAAGAACAATCAGTACATTGACAGACAAACAAGTGCAATCGTCACAAAATTTAGAAACAAAAATAAATGAAGTTCGTACAGAAATGTACAACATATCAGGGAACGATATGGAACCTATCACAAACGAAACACTAGAAGGATTATTAAATTAAAATAGGAGAAAAAATGGCAGATAAAAATTATTTAGATTCTGATGGGGTATTATATCTGTGGCAGAAGATTAAAGCAAAGATTACGGATGCAGTCAAAAACAAAGTTGATAAAGTCAATGGAAAAGGTTTATCTACGAATGACTACACGACAGCAGAGAAAACAAAACTTGCAGGGATCGTGGATGGTGCAAATAAATATGTCCATCCTACATCTTCTGGTAACAAGCATATTCCAAGTGGTGGAAGTTCTGGACAGATTCTAAGATGGGGAGCAGATGGTACAGCTGTTTGGGGCTCTGATAATAATACAACTTATGCAGATGCTACTCAGTCAACACACGGACTTATGAGCACGATAGATAAGAAGAAACTAGATGCATATCCAACGTATTCATCTATCCAGAGTACATATGCTACAAAATCAGAAATCACAAACATGTACAAGTATTGCGGTTCTGCCGCATCTGCAGACAAATTGCCGACAACAGGACAACGTGTTGGCGATGTTTATAACATCGAAACTGCTAGTACATACGGCGGTGCTGGTATGAATGTAGCATGGAATGGCAGTGCATGGGATCCATTAGGCGAAATTTTTAGTATATCAACGATCGCAAATACCTGGATGGATACAAATCTTACATAAAGGCAGGTGCTTGATATGGCAAATTACTTAGATGAAACAGGATTGTTAAAACTTTGGAGTAAGATTAAATCTTACGCAGCAAAGCAGATAGATATGAATAAAGCAATCGTAAACATATCCGCTAGTGGTACAACATTAACTGTCACAAAAGCAGATGGAACAACAAAATATGTAACAGCGGAATTAGTAAAAGGGCAGATGATTTATTGCTGCAGTAACAGCGAAGATCAGATTTATTGCTGTTAAATGGAAGGAGATAAAAATGGCATACACAAAGAAAACATGGGTAAAAGGAAGCACACCGCTTAGTGCGGAAAATTTTAATCATATGGAACAAGGGATTGCTGATGCACACACAGAAATTACGCAGCTAAATTCTGA